CGCGCATTTCCCCTAGATTAAACAAGGAGGCGAGACTGCAGTGAAGAAAAAGACTTCAATTCTGCGAATCCCCACGCGTATCTTGTATCATCCCGGTACGTCGACCGGGTGCCCAGGTGTGGGTGGGCGTGACCCGAATTCGGGTAAGGAGTATCGTTGGGCGTTCTACTGGACCATAGATGGTTTTAACGTAGATATGCCCACAGGCTACATGGTGAGCCGGAGGCGAAGTAGGAAACACTCCGCTTGTTTGCATGCCGCTCCGGTCTCAACACCCTCTTTGGTGGCAGGCGACCTGTGCTGCTACACTAGTGAGTTGGGCAGCAAGTCCTTAAAAGATCAGCTGACTGCGGGTAGATCCCCATTAGCTGCCGGGCAAGAAGTAGTTTCGAACCTGGATATGAAGGACACGAGGTTATGGTATTATTACCAGATGAGTACCAAAGACTTCACCGTGCGTAGATGTATCGAATATAAATCGACACCATTATACGATCATTGGGAAATCTCTGGGAAACACTCGTACTATGTCGCAAAGCGCATAGTAGTGCTGAACGCTGTGGTTGATCCGACCACTGGGCACGTGACTAGGGAAACCTGGTGGGAGTTCACCGGCAATGTCTCCCCGTACCCAAGCAAGAAATATGACCGTGACCTAGAGCAACGGTGGATTGACAATGTTAATCGCGCTGCTGCATACAATCCTAGGTTTATGGGGGCATGCAAGGGATCATTATCGATCCCATATGTCGGCTCCTACTCATGGGAATGGGTCTTGCATGACGTTAAGAAGAATATCTCGACAGCGTATTATTATACGCTTGCTCAAGATCCCCTCTCCTTGAAGTCGGCCTTGGCAGCGGATACCTATCAGATTCATGATAGCTGTTCAGGGTCATTCAAATTTTCCGAACCTGGCTTTGTCTTCAACCCTTCAAGGCTTGATATTGTGCACCTCGATCTCGATCAGAGTTTCAAGGTGAAACAGTTGCAAAGCGAGGCCTTCCTTGATGCGGCGAACGATATTCCGCGGATGAATGATAATACGATCCAAATAGTAAAGGATCTGATCTCCATCTTATACGATATCGCTCAGGGGAATTTCTCTGTTATCGAGAGTTTCCCTAAGACGCTGCAAGATCTATGGCTAGCCGGTAGATACCAAGTGGATACGACCGTCATGGATTATAGGGAAGTCGGGAGATTCCTAAGGCGAACACACGGGCACAACTTATATAGCAGCTTTTACTGCAAAGGGTCGTGTACTATTGATGGCGTGACATGTCACTGTCATTTCCGTGCGAAGGCTGTGGTTGTAGATAAGATACAGCGATTGCTGTACACCCTCGACCGCTTCGGTCTATGCCCAGATTTCTACATCATATGGGACTCTATTCCATATTCGTTTATTGTTGACTGGGTAGCGCCAATTGGAGATTACGTCTCACGAACAGACGCGCAAGTACGGTACTCGTCATTGAATTACGAGTACGAGTTTATCTCCTATAGCCTAACTTATCGCGTACGGGCTAGGTTAACAAAATCTTGCACTCTCGCTTTTGGGCCCTTCTTGGTAGAATGCTACTCAAGGTGGTACGAGCGAACTACACCATCTTCACTATTGTGGGGATATAGTTACTCACCCTCATCGTCACGTTCGCTGACGTGGCTTAAGCGAGGATTCGATTTAGCCGCACTATTATCGTAAGGAGGTTATTCTAATGGCTAAAACATCATCATTCGGGTATACGAACAAATCCGACGTTGAGCGCACAAGGCCCGAGTATCTTATGGGACTTGTACAGAACTACGCTCTCGTAACTGAGGACCCAGACCAAGTCGTAGTCGACAATACACTGGCTCCTCTTGATCAGCAGGAACTTATCACCTACCAGAGCAGGACACTTCCTCGCATTAATTCTGGTGTCGTGAACAATTTTCCCGCTACTACAACAGCGGGCGTACAGTACGTTGTTAAGGTTGAGGAGCTCCTCAGCACTGTTGACAGCGATTCTGGTGTCCGCGTTGATGAACCTATCACCATGTATGTTGTTGTAAAACATCCCAGATCTGGGAACATAACGAGTGATATTGTAACAGAAGTGTGGAAACGCCTTAACGGCGCACTTATGAAGTCTGACGGAACATACCGCTGGGCAGAATTAATGAGATCTGCACTTAAACCTGTAGAAGATTAATCGGAGGTAATTTATTATGTTGAACACAGTTTCACCTCGTGCGGAACGTCCGTACGATAAGATCGGGAAGATTTGTGATAGCGCACTAACTTTAGACGCTCATTATTACAACACGGGTGCAACACCGGCTGTTGTTGCATTGTACAAGAAAGATAATTCTTTCCAGTACCGTATCGCAATCACGTCTTGGCTCATGTTAATTTCGAGTTTTGATGTGAAGGCGGCGTGGGACGTTAGGGAGCTCATTGAGCATCATGGCCTGTCAAAGGTCATCGATATGTCCAACTTCGCCGCAAATGCGATGATCCGATCTGAGCCTGTTCCTAGGCCTTGGTGCTATATGCACGGGCCCCTGAAGCAAAAGCTTCAAGCTTGCCGGTATCTTAAGCGCTTTACACCAATTGGTATTGATTCGCTGGATGAGGCTAGCTATAGGACTTTCCTGGATGTCCAGGAGCGTCTGTGGAAATGGAAACAGGAGGGTCAGTATCTGAGGGGTTCTTCCCTTATTAAGGATATCAAGAATGAGGTTAGCAGCCTCATCACGCCTTTTGATACTGTGCCTGATTTCAGCCGCTTCTCTCCAGGGTCAACGCTAGGATGGGGCCCATCGCTGCCGGCTAAGGCTGACGGCGTAGTCTCATCTGACCCTGATGCCTTCAGACGGGGTGCTGAAGGGAACATCTCCCTGTGGGGAGAGGTCCTTGATAAGGTACCTAGTGGTACCGGAAAAGGTAAAATGGCTTTAAAGAAAAGAGCAATTGCTCAATGCTGTTTGTACGAAGAAGCTCACCGCTATGCGCCTCTCGGGGTGCTAGTTAGTCCCGGGTCTTTATGGGAGAGGACAGAGTATTACCTGCCCAACCCGACTCGAGAATTGCGTGAAAATGCGATGGGAGCCGTGCCTAAATCCTATAAGGCGTCGCGCTTAATCGCGCCTGAGACCCCTATCCGCCAGTGGAACGCCTCGCGTTTAGCGAAAGCGCTAGAGAGACACTTCACAGACGTTGCACGCCTGTGCATCCCCCTCCATGATCAGGCTGTTAATCAAGAAGGTGCAAGGATTGGATCACTTGCAGGGCATGAGTATGCCACCATTGATCAATCATCCGCCTCAGATAGTATATCTGAAGACCTTTTTCGCATGGTTTTCCCTGACTGGTATGTGTCCTTTTGTGATGAACTCGATATTCGGTCGACTCACACTTACATTGGTGGAGACGTAACGACCCGTTACACTCGTTCTAGCCCTGATGGCGCGGACATGACCTATACACTCAAAGGAGTGGGCAAGGACAACGTCACCAGGATACGGTTGATGACCCATTTGACATCGGGAAACTCGTTGACTTTTATTCACGAATCCCTGTTGTTCTGCGCGATCGCTCGTGTAGCCACCCGCTATGCATCCTATTGGATATGTGGCGAGGACGAGGCTGAGCGATATGTTGATAGCGTTAGAGAATATGGTGATGACACCGTAATAATTGACTTCGCTGCCGAGACTTTCATGGATATACTGTCGATACTGGGCTTCAAGCCTAACAGAGACAAATCCTTCTATGGGGAAATCCCCTTCAGAGAGTCATGTGGCGCGGAGTTTTGGGATGGGGAGCCTATACATTCGGTCTACTGGCCTCGCAAGGCCATTAAGAGCGAACAGGGCTCACTGTCTTCGTTGATTTCTCTGCAACACCGTATGAGTGCATATGAAGATATTACTGAATATCTAGCCTCAGTTTGTAGAGGAATCGTACCTACGCTTACATCTCACGACCCATGCACAGAGTGCTCGGATCTGTGGGAGGAAAGGCCCCAGTACACATATGTGCTAGCGCCGATCGATAAGCGTAGAACCCCCAAGCGCTTCATGCGGGAGCTCGGACTCAAGGTTGAGCAAGCTAACCTATACGGTACACTTGTCTACTTGGGTATGGTCCCCGCGGATCTTGCATACATCCTCAGATACCCAAAGGGATCGAAGGAGGTAAGCGAGGAAGAGTTTGAGAGTACGTACACACCTATCCCCTGGGAAGCCTTCATTCGTGAAGAGCATACCGGTTTGACCCCAAAGTACCCTTCTGTTGAGGGCGCCAAAGGGTTTAAGGGAAATATTGGAGTGTACTGCATGCGGTTGTTCCTGGAAGAGGGGCCTTATTACAGCGACCCCTTAATGGAAATTCTGCATGTGTCAAGTCCCCGTTGGGATGCTAGCCAATTGGCTAATTACCACGAGGCCTCGGAACTTTTCTACAAAGTAGTAACAAGGACCGAGTAATAAATAATTAATATCCCTCCTTGGGAGGCTTAAATTTTGCTGCCGTCATACACAACAACGACGATTCGCTGGAGC